ATGGAGGTGTTCCAGGAGCATATGGAGGACTATCATATTGTTCTGGTTGTAGTGTTCCAGGTGTATTATTACCTAATTCAAATGAGGGTACTGAGTCAGGACCATGTGGAGCATAAGGTGGAGAATAAGGTTCTATTGATTCTAACTGCTCTTCTGATGATATTGTAACAGGCTCTGGAATAACTGGTTCCTCATTATTCTCGCGGTTTACTGTATTACCCTCTTTATAAATAATAGCATTCATTTTTTGAGAGTATTCTTTTGTTACATCTTTAAGTTCCTTATTACCTACTTGTAATAATTTATTAATATTATCAGAATAAGACATGCTCAAAAGTTGGTCAACATTATCATCTGTAACAATGCGCATCTGTACATTCATAACTTGAAGCTCTTGTATTAAAAGTTTTAACGAATAAGGAACTCTTAATATGCTGAAAGAACGCCCAAATTTACTTAAATTTTTGATATTTTGAGTTCCATCTGGATTAGTAACAAAATTAATGGGTCCATCAGCATATGGACTTAAGAAAAGATTCTTAGATTCATTATAAATCGCGACAGCACCCGTTTTATTACAAACCGCAACATAAAATTCATCACCTCTAACTAAAAAGGATTCATTCAAGAAATAAGACATACCGTGCGCCAATACACCATCGCGTTCCATTTCACCAATACGAAGACCACCATCATTCGCACGACCTTGAACAGGTTGTCTTGTTAAAACTGTATTTGGACCTCGAGCACGATAGTTAATTTTATCCTTGACCATGTGTTTTAAACGCATATAATATGTAGGACCAATATAAATATTTGCCTCTAATTGCTCTCCAGTCATACCGTTATATAATAATTGATTTCCACTAGAATGAAATCCTTGGTCTACTAACATAGGAGCATAAGTAGAATAATTAGAACCTTTTACTTGGAAGGCTGTACAATCACCATAGGCACCGTAGCTAGCGCAAACTTTTCCAAATAGGGATTCGACAATTTGACCAATAGTCATACGAGATGGAAGAGCATGTGGATTAATAATTAAATCAGGTCGAACACCATCGTCTGTAAAAGGCATGTTTTCTTCAGGAATAATAAGACCTAATGTGCCTTTTTGTCCCGCGCGTGAAGCCATTTTGTCACCAATAGCAGGTATTCTCTCCTCACGAATTCTTACTTTCGCAATATTAAATCCCTCTTCTCCTAATGTTATAAAGGATTTATCTACAAATCCAAGCTGACCTTTTTTGGTTTTTACTGAATCATCAATCCATACATCTTTATTTTCTAAATTGGAATTAATTTTACCAATAACAATAATCTTATCATTTAATTCGGTATTTTCTTTTACTAAACCGTGTTCATCTAAATAACTATAATCATAACCAGGTTTTATTTTAACTACATTATTTTTTTGTATATTTGCGAATTTTGAACTAGTTGAACCAGTTACTTTTGAGCTTTCTTCTCTGGATTCATACATTGAATAATATGTAGTTCTAAAAATACCACGAGCAACAGAACCTTCATTAATTAAAATGGCATCTTCAACATTGTAACCGGTATATGACATAATAGCTACAATGGCATTTACACCATAAGGCTGTTCTTCATTATTAATATACTCCAAATATCTAGATTTAATTAAAGGCACTTGACCATAATTTAATATTACTCCCATTTTATCAATACGCATTTGATAATTAGAATGATAAACAGAAACAGCTTGTTTACTTTGACCACAAGAAAAAGCATCACGAGGCAATGGATTATTTTCGGGATAAATAATTTGATTTCCCATCACACCCAAAATAAGTGATGGGTCTATTTCCATATGAGTATAATATTTACTTTTTTTAAGGTCATCTGGATTGGTTGCTATTAAAGCCGATTCTTCTTCTGATGTATCAAGATAATCAACAACAGATTTATTTTTTTGTAAAGTATCCATAATTTGTCCTTGTTCTTTTCCAATATCAGGATATAAATCTACCAAATCATATAATTTATTATTTTTAACATTAAATTTTTCATCTGCTTTTTCTTTAAACCCAGAAATAACTTGTGCCCATGTAATTTTACCTTCGTCTAATTTATCTATAAATTCCTTACGATTATAACTTTGTACTCCATTTTCAATATAATAAACTGGACGTGTAAGTCTTCCAGCATCTGTATAAATATATACTTCATTATGCTCATAATCAAATGAAATGCTTGTAAATGTAGGTAACACACCATTTCTTCTAAATAATTTTAATAATTCAACCAAACCTATTTCTCTATTGTTTGTGGAAATTGGATTATCAATCACACCAATCCAGTTACCATTTACAAATATTTTTGAGCTATTAGATAAATATTCAGTACTACATTCCATTTTTAATTTCATAGGAGTATTTGCTCTTAGCCATTTAATAATTGGAAAACAAGAAGAACCACTTGTAATATGAGTACTAATAGACATATGTTTATGTAAACCAATATTGCCTCCATCAGGAGTATCAAGAGGGTCAATAAATCCCCATTGTGAACTGTTTAAAAGACGTGGTCCAACAACTTTTGCGCTAGAATCAAGTGGTAAATTAATTTTACGCAAATGAGAAATAAATGTATTCCAGCTCAAACGATTCAAGTCTTGAACCGCTCCTAAGCGTTTTGTATGTTCTTCAGATCCCCAATTACCTTTGAATGCTTTTTTGAAGCCGGTCTCTACAATTCTTTCCTTGAAAATTGTTTTCACATTAGATTCAATTAAACTAATAAAATTATCTTGATATTTATTTGATTCAACAGGCTTATTTTTTATTTGTTTTTTCTCTTTTCTAGATAATGTTTCGTCATCTTTATATTCACCTTTATGATAATAATATTCTACATCAATTTTTTGTGTAATCGCTTTCTTTTGTATTAAATAATATTCTCTAAATAAATCGTAAATGAGTGAACCAGTTAATTCAACTCTTTTAAAACGAAAATTATCACGGTCTGTAGGTTTTTCTTCCTTAGTATAAACTTTTAATAAACGAAAAACCATATAACCTACAAAGTAGGCTTTATCTAGGAAATTTAATTCACCTATATGAGGTAAAAAATAATCAGATAAAATTTCCATAACGCCTGATATAGTAGCTCTTTTTGTAAAACTAGCAATGTATTCTAGTGCGGTTTGTTGATTAAATATTTTATTTGCGTCATGAATTGATGGTATAAATAAATCTACAAAATTACTATTTTTTTCAATATCAAGCAAACAAAAACGAATAATGTCTTTATCTGAAACAACACCTAATGCGCGCATTAAAATAAAAAGTGGAACTGGTTTTTTCACATTTGGCACTGCTACAACAATTTGATTATTGCTGTAACTAGGCGAAGGTGCAACTATTTTAATAGCGGTTGTTCTAATAGCTTTGGAGGTATCTTCTGAAACAGACCTAATTTCAGCGGAATGACTATAAATATCATCATCTTTGTTTTTTCTTATATAAAGCATATTGTCGGCAAATTTTTCTTGCGATATAATAACCTTTTCTTTCCCATCAATAATAAAATAGCCTCCGTAATCATTACGACATTCACCCATATTAAAACGCACCTCTTTGCTTAATGATTTTAAAATACATAAATCAGATTGAAGCATAATAGGAAAACGTCCTAGATAAATCTTATTAAGAGTTATACTATGTTCTCTTTTTTCACCACCAACATAGTATTTGAAGTCTACTTCTACATCATAATGAATAGTAATTCCATAATTCATATTTCTTAAACGGGCATCATTTGGAAACATATAATGTGCGTTGTTATCATCATAAATAATCGGCTTTCCGAAATAAATACTTTTACCGTCCTTTCCACCTAAATATAATAAACACTCATTACGTTTATCTGACGCCTCACCTTCTTGTTCTCTCTCGATAAACCTTATAGGATTATTTTCATGAAATATTCTATGAATACCATTCTTAAAAAACTCATTATATGAGTCTAAATGGTGAGCTACTAAATTATTAGGATTATCTTTAAAATATTTATCAATTAACTTCCAAGATATATCTTCTTTTTTTTCTTCGTGAGTCATTTTATATTATAATAATCATATTTTTTTAAAATGTAATTATTTTATATTATATTATTAATTAAAATATTTGAAAATATTTATGTATTACACATGATAATCATAAATTAAATTCATATCACGCTCTAAATGTACAGATATAATATTGTTATCTGTTTTTGAATACTTATGTAGTAATGTTTTAGAATTATATTGATGAAATCCAGGGCAATCAACACGTTTAATTCTTTTATCAGAATTCATGTATAAATTATGTAACCATACATCATGATTTATATATGGTATATTTAATCTTTTAATTAAATCTAAAAATGTTAATATACATTTCTTAGTAAATACAATACCCGGACCTCCACTTACCCACCTATTATAATCACAAGTAAAATGTTCTTCATTACGAGGCGCAACCCAATTTAAAAAATCTCCTATCATGTAAACATCATTTTTATCGAAAAAAGATAAATATAATTCAAGTTTGTCTATATATAAATAACTATCATCATCTATAATCATAAAAAAATCATAATTACTATATTTATTAATAAATAGATTAAACATTTTTATAACATTTTCAGGATGATATGTTGGACCAGGTTTGTATTCTCCTATATAAATATTATTTTTCAAATTTGTTTCATGATTATCAGTTATAAAAATAACATTCTCTTTATTTCCCCATGTTTTTTCAATCAGTTTTGCCCTTGTTTCTTCATATATTTTACAAGTGTGAACAAATATAATAACTTTATTCATTTTATATTATAATAATCATATTTTTAAAATGTAATTATTTTATATTATATTTAATATTTAAATATAACTAACTATTATTACAATGTATAAAATTAAAATATTTTGTCCTTTTGCTTCAAGCAAAAATTGTAAAGAAATTTATGAAAGAATTAATTATACAGACGAAATTGAATTTTATGGAGAAAATAAAAAGGTATATATAACAGATGGAGACGACTATACACACGCAATAATAATAAATACTGTAATGCCTGAATTAAAAATATCAAAAGAAAATGTAATTGGATTAGCATTTGAACCTATACCATTTTTAGGTTTATCACAATCATTTATTGATTATGCTCAGAAAAATATAGGTAAATACTATATTGGAGACAAATATGATTTACCTGAACCTTTTATAGAACATTTTGGATATATGTGGCATTCTAGACCTCCAAAAGCAATTGTAAATAAGCCTAACATAATGTCAATTGTAGTTAGTAATAAGCGTTCTGCTCCGGGACATATATATCGTCATGTACTAATAGAACAAATTATAAAATTGGGACTTCCAATAGATATTCATGGTCATGGAAGTAATTTATATTCATATAATAGAATTAAAGGTTCGTTTAATAATGCGGAACCATATGAAAATTATTTGTATTCAATATGTATTGAAAATTATCAATGTAATCATTATTTTTCTGAGAAGATAATAACTCCATTAATGTATAATTGTAAGCCAATATATTTAGGTTGTAAAAATATCGATATGTATTTTGATAATATAATTAAATTAACTGGGGATATAAATCAGGATATATTATTAATTATTGAAATAATAAGAAATCCAATGAAATATTATACTTCTACATATAATGAAAAAAATATAAAAACTGTTAACTTGATAGAAAACATAGAAAAATTATATTCTTAAATGTATTTTTATTTTTCATCATTATTTTCTCCTTTATTTTTCTTCGTTTTATTATTACCTTGTCTTCCTTTTTTAGTTAGTTTAAATTTACCCTTGGTTTTTGTAATAGTGAAATCAGTCCATGGTTGAGAAAGTCTATCAAATACATATGGCGCAAATTTTTCATATTGTCTATGCTCTTTAAAAAACTTATCTGCTACAAAAGGTATGCCGCATGAGTTACCAAAACGACCGCAAAATGACATATTTTTTGCCATTTTTGTATCACAAACAATTCCATCTAGAGCACCATGTGGAGCAAATGGTTTAGGTCTGCTTTCTTGTGACATATATTCCCTTGCATCTAAATCATAATGAGAACATACTGTTCTAGAACATGGGTTATCTTCTTTCTTCAAATATACATCATAATGGTCAGCAATTATTTTCTTGGCTACATCAATATTAATTTTTCCTTTGTGTTCATCCATCAAATCACCTAAACGAACAAGTCTTGCGCCTTGATGTCGTCTAACATCGTAAAACCCTGAATTATTAACTTCTAAATTGCGAATTCTTTCATCATATACCGAATTAAACCCAATAAAAAATCCATTTTTAGTTCTCTCTGTATTATGATATTTTAATCCTAATTCAATTCTAAGAATCTCATTTGTATTTGTATCACCAAAGAGCCAAGAGTTGGCGTAATCACCTGAATTTTCATGTAAAAGTATTTCACAATATTCATCTAATGTATTTCCATATTGCATAGCTTTCCTAATTCTATACCCAATAGGAAATTTTTTTTCATATGGAAGAAACCCTCCAATAGTAGTTTCCGTACCAATTATTCCTTTTGCGGTTACAAAAAAGTCTGTTCCACTCCATATCCAACAAGGAGAAGTTTGCATAATAAAACGATGACCTTTTTCAGGATTTAAATCTAACACAATGTTTGAAAATTGTCCATCAATAAAATCTGTAAAGGAATTATGTGCGCAAACTATTTTACCATCTTCTGTCCAGTCACCAACAGCCATAAAAGCACTACATTTATCTTTTGCTCCACCTTCTTTTCCTATACGACTATCAGAGATAGATGAATACCAATACGGAATAGAACAATAAAAATTCCAACTAATTATTTCGTCTATATTTGTTTTGCAACCATTCGCATTACATCCATCAGCAATACCTTCCATTTCTTCATATAGTTCAGGAAAATCATCTTCAGTCATTTTTTTAAAATCCTTGCTAATTTTTTCAATAAAAAAATCCCATGTTTGACCATATGATTCCATCATAAAAAATGATAACATTTTTTGTATTTTTTTAAAATCTTTAGCACATAGGTAACCATAAGCATACCCTCTTTCTCTTGGTTTTCCTTTAATGGAAATATAAGTCCAGCCATTTTTTTCATATGAGATACCATTTTTTATTTTTGCCGTCATATATTATATATTTAAAAATAATATAATTAATTTATTTATATTATTTATACTTTTCTTTTTTTCTATACTTTTTCAAAAGTATAAAAGTATATTTACATATTAATCATTAATATACCCATCATCACAAATAACATAATCCATGGTAAAAGAACTAATAACCAAGAAATAGTTGTATGACCATCTTTACATATCAAATTAAGAACCCATGTCCAGAAAAGAATGTAAATTAATTTAATAATAAATACTAAAGCTGTATTAGGAACACGGCAAGAAAAAGAACCAACATTATAACTATTTTGATTACCTAAATTTTGTAATAAAACCATTACTAGAGTAATAACAGAGATTACAAAATAAATCATAGCAGGTGTACATAATTCTTTCAAAGTTTTTGGAAAAGGAGCCATATGTAATATAATTAGAAAAATAATTAAAACAATTAAAATAACTTAAACAGAAGCAGCTTTTATAGTAGATATATTGGCTGAATTAGGCATTTGGTCTTTCCAAGGCATAGGATTAACAGGAGAAGCATAACCCGCAATAGCATTATAAGTTGTACCTAATCCATATTGAAATTGTCTTCCTAAATTTATTAAATCTTGACCTAAAAAATTGGAAAGAGTTCCACCTTTTTGTCCCTTTCTCCTTCTTCTTCTTCCACCAACAGAAAAAGGTGGTTGCGCTCCAGTAGCAATCATTGCTGTTTGGGGGTCAGTTGGATATGTATTAAGCTCTAAATAGTTTCTATTTCCACCAATATTATCAACTCCTGGCCATCCACTAATAGCTGGTGTCCAGCCACTTCCAACTAAACCATTTGGATATGGAATACCATTATTACCAGAACCGCCATTCATTATTTTTTTACATGTGCTACATTTACATTCGGTGCGATGCTTACCTCCACCAACCATTGCTAAAGGGGCTGTACACGTTGGGCCACAACCACCACCTAATTGTAACCCACAGCCACAATTACCGCCACTTTGTGTATTTTGAGGATTTAAAAAATTAAATCCTCCTGAAGGAGGACCGGGATTAGGATAAGCAGCAGCATTTGTTGAACATTGTGCTCCTCCTTTACCTGTATAAGATAAAAAAGGATTAGGGGCTAATTTTATATTATTTGAAGGATATGCTAAATTTACATCGGCAGCATTTGAAGAACCACCTAAATAATTTTTTCTTGATTTTTTATTACAACCCTTCATTTTATATAGTTTTTGAGAATTTGACTTTCTTCTAGAAGTTTTTTTACGACTAACCATATTTATATATTATATTAAGAAATTATTCAATATCAACATGTGTAAGGAAATGTCTTCGACAACACATTTTTCGCATATTTAATTCATCTAATACTTCACCTTCAGGTGTTTTTTCGTGGAATTCTTTTGTTAAATAAAGAACCTTGTCTATATCAATTGAATCTTTATTAACACCTTTTGCTAATTTCTTCTTACGAACTTCTTCCACATAGAATCTATATTTGTCGGCAATTACCATACCGCAAGT